TTAGGTTTTTTCTATTTTGCTTTGATAAGCACTGATTTGAACACCACGTAAGCGTAAATACTTATAAAGTGTCATTTTTGAAACACCAATAGTTTTTGCAATTTCGTCCACACCCAACTTTTCTTCTTTATAATACATCTCGGCTAACATCGATTTTTTCTGTGCTTCTGCAGAAAGCCCACTTCTTCTGCCTCCCTTTCTGCCCCTTGCTCGGGCAGCTTCCAAACCTGCCTTAGTCCTTTCCCGGATCAGGTCCCGCTCGAACTCTTCAAGGGATGCGAAGATATTTAGTATCAGCCGGCCTTGGGGTGTGGTTGTGTCAATGGAATCCGTCAGGCTACGAAGCCCAACTTCTCTTTTTTCAAAATCGGCAACCAGGTTCAGCAGGTTTTTCAGTGAACGGCCTAAACGATCGAGTTTATAAATACAAACTACATCCCCCTTCCGGAGCTGGGCTATCATCTTTTCCAGCTCCGGACGATCTACTTTGATGCCCGATGCTTTTTCCTGAAAAATGATTTCACACCCGTCTTTTTTAAGTGCGTCCAGTTGGAGTTCCAGATTTTGGTCTTTGGTTGATACCCTTGCTTAGCCAACTAACATTTGTATATCTTTATTCAAGTTTTGTGTAAAGTAATTATACTTTGATAAGTATACAAGTTTGGTTTACTAAATAAGACGCATACTGTCCATTTTACTTGCATTTGAATATAAGCTGAAAAAGTACAAACAAACCCACATTTGATTTTACTCCGATTATGGCCCGTAAAGAATATCTTTCTTATGAGGAGCGTCAACGTTTTGATTCACCTCCCATCCTGAGCAATATGCAACGAGCCATTTTCATTCAACTACCTGATTGGGCTGAGCGTTATTATAAAATGCTCATAACCCCTACTAACCAGGTTGGCTTTTTATTGCAACTTGGTTACTTCCGGATAGTTTGCCGCTTTTTTGACCCGTTACAATTCCGTCCGGAAGATATCACTTTCATACAGAAAACAGGTAAAAATATAGATCCCAATGCGGTTGATATGCTTCTATACAAGCAGTCGAGCAGCTACTACCGGCATCAGCAGGAGATATTAAGTTATTTGGGATTTGAATCTTTTAATAATCAACATCAGCTTGTCTTAATGAAAGAAGCCAAACGCCTGGCTCATCTACAGGTAAAGCCCGCCAATATTGTAGACTCCTGTATAATGTATCTTCGTGAAAGGCGTGTAGAAATACCTTCGTATACCATCATGCGTAGCATCATCTATACTGCATTGTCCGAATATGAATCAGATCTTGAACAAACTCTTGAAAAGTATCTTCAACAGCCGGAGAAAATATTACTCAATGAATTTCTTGATAAGCCGGATAACTTAAAAAGATATGAGCTAACATTTTTGAAAAGGATACCGCAATCAATGAGCCCATCAGTGATTAAATACCGGGTCGAACTTTTTTAGCGTTTTAAAACAATCGTCCAAAAGCTCGATCCACTGATAAAAAAACTAAATTTATCGGATGCTACAATCCGCTACTATGCAGAATATGTGCTTGATAACAGAAGTGCGAATATGGCTCGGCGGGGCAATGATAAGTACCTTCTTTTAATTGCTTTTGTCATACACCAGTATTTAAGCCTGGGTGATGCATTGATATTAACGCTTCTCAACACACTGAGTAGCTGTCTGAACAATTGCGAAAATCGGATCAAAGAGCAACTCTACCGCCAGCGCTACCAAACGGCATCCCTGGTTGGGCAGGTAACCAAACGCAACGAAGTGCATATTGACGTGTTGGGTATGATTGAAAAAATAGCCAATGATGATTCCCTCGATGACGGTAATAAGGTTTCACAAATCAAAAATATCATTACCCGCAAAAGAATTAACCCTGTTGCCCTTGATGAAGACCATCAGCATGTGCTTTCGCTTCAAGCTACCCAGCAAAAAGTACAGCAAGGCCAGGAATTGTATGGCCAACTCGAGAAGGAAAGTATTTATCTTCAAAACAGGGTTTCGGCATTGCTGCAATGTCTGGTTTTTGATGAAAGTTCCTCGCAGACCGATATATGGCAAGCGGTGGGTTATTATCAGGGTAAGCAAGGAGAAATAGCTCAAAATACAAAATTGCCACTTGATTTTCTCTCTATTGCCGACCGCAACAATATTTACACTGACACCGGAAAACTCAGAATTTCACTATATAAAGCCCTATTATTCAAGGAGATTGTCTTACATGTGAAAGCCGGATCTCTGAATGTTTTATCTTCTTATGAATATCGTTCATTTGACCAATATTTAATAGATAAACAGACGTGGGCCAAGCAAAGAGAAACCCTATTGAAGCAGGCATGCATGGAACATTGCCTTTCGGCAGGTAAGTTTTTATTAAACCTGAACCAGACCCTTAATCAACAATTTGATTACGTTAATGCGGGAATCAAGACAAATCAGTTCGTGTATTTTGATAAAGACGGGCAGTGGCATTTACACCGTTATCGGGCAAAAGAGGAAAAGGAAGTTAGCCACATAACCCTATATCCCCAACGAAAAGTAATTTCAGTCCTGGAAGTTCTACGCCAGGTCAATGAGCTTACCGGTTTCCTGGCAGCTTTTCAATACAAAACAGTAGACTATGTACCTAAACGTCCGGATGACAGGCTATTTTATGCCGCTATTATCGGCTATGGTGAAAATATTGGCATAAGAAAAATGGGGCTTATTTCTAAAGATGTCACTGTTGATTCGCTTGAATCGGTAGCTACTCATTATTTCTCACCTGAATTGACGTTGCAAGCCAATGACCTGATTTTAAAACAAAGCAATCAGTTGCCAATCATTGACCTGTTCCGTTACCAATCCGAATTTGTTCATACTGGAAGCGATGGGCAAAAATTTGATGTCTCTGTTGCTTCACTGAGGGCTTCTGCTTCTTTTAAATATTTTGGAGATGGAAAAGGGATTACAATTTATTCCCATCTGGACGAAGCCGGTCAACTAATATATTCGACGGTTTTCAGTGCCGGAGAACGGGAAGCCCCATACGTACTTGATGCATTGTCACATGACGAAATAATTATTGCCGATGCACATTCCACAGACACCCATGGGTTTACCGAAGCAATCGCTGGTATAACCGGCCTTTGGGAGATAGAATCCCGTCCCAGATTGGCATCCATTCATAAATTACAGCTTTATTCTATTGATGCTATATCAAATTTTAAGGAGCTTGGCTATCAGATAGTTCCAAATTAGAAAGTAGATTATGAATTGATTATTGAACACTGGGACGATATTTTACGGCTTGTCACAACGATTAAACTCGGCTATGAAAAGGCATCTGTTTTGTTGAGACGGTTAAATTCCTATTCCCGACAAAATCCCTTATACAAAGCACTGAAAGAATTAGGCAAACTCTACAAAACCATTTATATACTACGGTATATCAGTGAGGAAGACCTTCGTAAATCTGTTGAATCAGTATTGTCGAAAGTAGAAAACGCCAATCATTTTGCTAAAGCAGTCATGCTTGGAAACCCACAGGAGTTTAACTGGAACACGCATTATGATCAGCTTGTAGCGGAAGGATGCAAAAGGCTGATCATCAATTCGATTAACTATTATAATTTACTACTGCTCTCTCAACAGATCTGCAATTGTAAAACAGCCGAGCAAAAGGAAGAATTAATAAAAATGATTTCCCGAACATCTACACATACCTGGCATCACATCAATTTGCACGGTGAATTTGATTTCAGTGAACAGCAGATTGCACCGACTTTTGACATGGAAGCAATTTTGAATCTTTTCAAGGGCTGAGAATTGGCTATTTGCTACTCACTGTACATCAAATTGATTTTACGAGACCCGCGGGGAAAATTGTACGTTTGAGTAATTAAGCCCGAATTAGCAGTTTGTTATCGACTTATGCTGAGCTCCTTTCGTTTTATTTTGAGTTTACAATCTATACTGGCGTCTATGTAAATGGTGCCCTCCCTACTGTTCACGTCGAAGGTGTACCCAATCCAGGAAAGCCAGTCAGGAGCATAGGTGACGTACTCAACGTTGACCCTGTTCACAATGCGAAAAATACTGCCGACTTGAATCCGCCAGCGGCCAGCGCCTGGTAGCTGCCACCCCATTTGTGAGTGTGCAGTGTATTCAAGATCCTGGTTTCGGAATACCTCCCCTGTATCTAGGTTCCTTATGTTGGTAAAGTAAACGCCTGATTTATTGATACCGTAAAACAGAAAATAGGTGTCGTTTATATTGGGTGTACCCGAGAAATCCAGCCCCGTAACTGGGTCAGATCCTTGATTGCTCCAATTGATCACATCTACAACCTCGTAGCGCTTTGATGAAAGCCTATACCGTTCCACCAGGCGAATTGCTTCGCCTCTTTCAGCAATAGATACCACATCAGGAACCAACACGCGGAAATCAACACGGACACCATCTGCATCCAGAATCGTGATCCCCTCATGAATATAGCTTTGCAGCACGTGCTCCAATACACCCACCTGCCCAGCTGTTCCCAGGTCAAATTGCAGGTCATATTCGAAGCTGTTTTGCTTTTCAATCACATAGTCGGCACGAAAAAGCGTCGTCAGTATACCAATATGATTGTCTTTCCTGCGGTTGGGCGGCAGGATTTGTTGAACAAATTTCTCTATGTCTAGCAGCATCAGTACGAGTAGCTAAAAGTGGAATCATTATGAAGCACCCCATGTCCCGCCGTGCTTGCTACTTCACGTGCATAAGAAACCCATTCAACAGAAACCGGCCTACGTGTGTAGCTCTGGTTAATTGTGAAATCTTTAACCCCTTTTATTTGCTGTATAGCATCGGTCAGCCCCGTATTGCTGATAATGGAATCATATGGCAGACTCTTTAAGTATGCATTGATGCCATCCTTTATCGGGTATTTTGTATTGTCGGTTAGCAAAGAACCAGTGTCACTGAGTATCTGCCTGTCAACTTTGACGCTAGCCACCAATTTTACCTGATCGGCTTCCAGGCTTGTAACATCTAAAACCACCCCTGCATATTTGAATTTACCAGCATATGCTTTAAACGCCTTCAATTCTCCCTCCGATAGCGGAACAATAGTCCCCTCGGTCATTTTTGCCACACGCAGCATGAGTCGTCCCGTGGCTATATCCTCGGTGATGGCCGCTTGTTTAACGATCAGTTTTTCAGCATCCAGTACCGCGTAAGTAACCTGTCCGTTTACGATGCTTACAGCGTCGCCATACTGGAACGCCCTGGCCTGGCTCACATACCAGGACAAGCCTCCGATCTTCGTTTCAGTGATCCGCGACTCCACCTTCGCAACAATGGAATCCCAGCTACTTTCCAGCAGCTGTACAAGTAAAGTCCAGTATCCTTTCATTTGCGGGTATAGCCCGGCGCTGCTCACTGTATCAAGCGTGTCCAAAGTAGGAAAGCCACCCTTCACGGTATCCATCTCACTCTGTATTTCCTCTGTTGTCCTCATTTCCGAATAATGTTTGGTTTGGTTTGTTGCTTTTTGCTCATTTCGCTCCTGGCCAGGGCCTGACCAGGGGCTGCTCCGGGTCAGGATACCGAAAATTGCACATGCTGCGCAAAATATAATTTGGTTTACTCCACCAGCTCCCAGTCTGATTCCAGGCTATCCGCTTGTGTGATCCATGCACCAGGTTGCACGATGCCATCAATGGCAATTCGGATAGCACGGCGAAACTTTTCATAGTTAGCGATTGCATTTTTGACAAAGTCGGGGCTGTTGATATCCAGCTCATCGGGCTTGCCGTCCAGGTCAATGTCGTAGTATGCCTTTTTGCCAACTGGCCAGGCTTTACGACGCACTTCTTTTGCCTGACGCATCAGCGCTTCGGCTTCTGTATAATTGATATTTTCCATCTAATGGGGTTTTATTGTATTACATATTCATCCAGCCGCCAGTAACCAATTCCCTCAGGCATATCCTCTTTTCTGATCGTTGCAATGACCGCATAGTCATCCAGGTAAATCTTTTTCCGGGGGTCAATCGGCTCGTCGCGGTATTTGAGTATCTGCCCTTCATAGATCCGGTCAACCGGGCCGTTTAACGCATTGTCGGCTACCAGAAATGTAATCCCCGTAACCGATCCGTAACAGATCACAGCTATATCAAAGAGGCTTTGCCCCGAGCACACAACATGGTTTTTCATTTAGTAGGAAGCGTCGATATTGATGTTGTCGTTCGCGAACGAAATGCTATTAACCGCCATTCCGTCCCGTTCAAGCTCTTGTCGGATACTTCGAAGCAGTCCAGGTGCCGACCCGGCATCATTCAGGTAACTTTGCAAGCCAGCCCCAAGAGCAGGAGCGCCTTTAAACCAGGCTTTTTCGGCCCAGATAATATCTGCCTGGTGTTGCAGTGTTGATTCGGTAACAACCAGGTCACCGTCTTTTATCACCAGGTCGCCCGTATCGTCTATCTTAAAATCATTCACGAAAGAAGCTGGTTTATTTTGGTTTCCAGTTGCGTAATGCTTGTCAGAGAAGTAGGTGAAACCGCAGTGCTTGGACCTGTTGTAGTGATGACAATAAAAGTCTTCAGTAGTGTAGTCAGGTCTGTAAATAGCGTTTTAAGGCTAACTGTTCCATTGGTGACGCTTACTTTTTTACTGCCAAGCTCAACGCTTACGGTATCCTGGACGAACGAAAGTTTGTCCTGCTCAATCTTCACCGAAGTTTTTGACCGGCTTGCTGTAATCTGATCTTTATCTCCCTTCAACCCTGCATCACCGATAACAATATCAAAGGAATCAATTTCACTACACTGAGCTACATAAAGGCTCGAAAGCTCATTTTCAATACAGCCAACTAAAACGGTGCTACCTACACGCGGGTAAAAAACAACCTTTCCCTTTTGATCTGGGTCAGCCGATAAACGAACTTCGTCAATTTCCAGATCCGACGATAACAGCCGAACGGTACAGGAATCACCTTGAAGTGAGAGGAGTTCAGCCGGGTATACTTGAACACCCGACTGGCTTCCCCTCATAAAATCTAAAACCGCCTGCCTGCTTGATTGGCTCATTATGCTAGTTTAAATCCCAGGCTTACGGTTCGAATGCCGCCATTCTGGGAAAACTCAATTTTGGTACCCATCACATAATACTTTCCGGCACGCTCGGGGTAGTCTTTATCTATGACCTTAGCGGCATATCCGGTGGTGCAGTAAGGCGTAAGCCAACTGATTATTTCACCTTTATAGCCATCGTAAGAGAGCTTTTTAAGCTCCTCTTTGGCAATGTTTTCAAGTGTAGACTTATCTGAAATCGTTGGGCGCTGTATGGTCCTGACGTCGCCGCCACTCTCACCCGCCTCACCTTCCAGCTTTGCACCTTTCTTTGTCCTACCTACAACTACCACTTTCGTTTTGATGTCCTGGGCTTTTACGTATTTAAGCTCATTGGTATCCTCTATATTCTTCTCAAAATCGTAAGTGACATTTACGCCCGCATTTTCGGTAAAGGCCAGGTGCACCTGCAATGTGCTGTCCCTGGCATAGATCATAAGCCCCGATTCCTGGCGGAGCTTGTCCAGGACCTCGAATCCGGTCGCATTATGAATGGTGAATTTCTCCCATTTAAAGCTATCGGCAGATAACGAAGTTACCAGGGTGAAAGGAGTTGCAATTTGCGGGTTTACCTGACTGAGTACATATTCAAGGATCTTCTTTACACTCACATTGGTTAACACCTTGCTGGCTACTTTACGGCGGAACAGATACACACTATCCTCACATTCCAGCTTCATATGATTTTCTGGATAAATGGCTTTTAAATAGCCTTTAAATTCCGTTTTCAATCCGTTATCATAGCCAAGTTTTACCGTCACCTGGTCACCTCGCTTAATCTTGTCTTCAACCTTATAAGGTATACCCCGGATCATACCCGGAATAGTGATCTGGCAAAAATCAGACAGGAGATCCTGTGAGGTTTCGATCTTTACACTTTCAACGCCTTTGAGCTTGTAAGCCCCGATTTCAATTTCATAATCCAAACTAAACATAGCATTGGCGGTTAGCGCTGCACATACAAAAATGAGTGCAAACATGAGCGTTTTTAACTGTTTCATTCGATTCTGGTTTGTTGTATAATTGATTAAAGTAATTCATGATCTTCATCGGAAAAGCCCCTTATAATGTATTCCTGGCGGCCAATTCCTTTCGTTGGCGGGAATTCTATACTTTCAATTGCCAGCAGCGCAACCCCTACCGCTTCCAGCAATGCACATTCAATGATGACACTCTTTTTAGCCTGGTATAGCGCATTCAGGCGGCTGATCATCTGGGATGGTAATTCGTCCGTTACTTCGCCATCTACCAACGTACCGGTTAAGATCACCTCATAATCGTCCGTACTCCAGAGCTCTTTTACCGACCCTACGCCGGTCTTTTTGGCGATATTACGGCGGGTAATGATATTGCGGCCACGAACAGACACGAGTGGTTCACGAGGCAAAACCCACATGTTACCCCGATAGCCAATACTCACCGGCATCTGCATGATCGCGCCGGTTTCCTTGATGGTCTGCTTACTGATACCTGGCTTTAAAACCCCGCCACCTACACCTATTGAACCTGTTGCCATTACGATACTGCCAGTTGGTTTGCCGAATTGATAAGCCTTGAAAGCGATTCAATGATCTTGCTTTCCAGCTGGGAAATATCCCCGTTGAAGTCCATTACATGGATCTCTGATTTGGCGATAAGAGAGCCGACGTTGATATTTATGCTCTGGCTTTTTGAATTGCCTACCGTTGAATTTAAGCCAGTTGATCCACCAAGTCCACCACCACCTGAGCCACCACCACCGCCTGCCCCGGCAGGAGTAAAACCGCCCTGAACTGCTTTTGGGATGCCTGCAACTATTCTCGAGTTTCTATCCGCTTTGACTGCTCTCACACTATTTGTTCCAGCCTCTGTAATTGTTCGGCTAATCACAGCGAGCGCCCCGGCCACATCTCCGGTAAAGATCATTTTCAAGAAACTGCCCATATTTGAAAAGACCGACTTAACCGTTTCCCAAAGCGCTAAAATACCTTCACGAAACCATGAAACTTTGTCATATGCGGTCATCAATGCGGCAACTATGCCCACGACAGCAGCGATAATAAAACCTATTGGAGTAGCCGTAAATGCAACGTTAAGAGCAACCCATGCGGAACTGACAAGGCTAATTAAGTATGGAATTGCTGTGATCCCGGCGACAAACATCGCCAAAGGGCTATCAGTGAATGCCTGCAATACCCCGGTAACAAACTTAATCGCATTGCCTAGATATGTGAATGCGACACCCAATGTCTCCATTATAAGGCTCGCGGCACCCCCTTTTTCACTGATAAGTCCTAGGTCTTTCAGTAGATTAGAAACATATGCCCATGCACCACCAACCGCACTTGTAAATACAGAAAATCCTTTTTCAAGTGGCCCAATATTCTCCATCAGCTGATTGACGAATCCCATTACTTTTTCCACATACGGAAGCATCGCCTTGCCCAGGTCAAGCCCTTTGTTTTCCAGATCCCCGATCAACTTCTGGTACCTTCCAAATGATGTTTCATTAGCGGTTCGCTCGCTCATGTTGTCGAAAATGCCCCCCTTGCCGCTCATCTTACCTAATGCGCTCTCTACATCCTGATAAGAGATTTTTTTATCTGTTACCATTTGAGATATTTTGTCCTCTCCAACACCTTTGATCTTAGCCAGATATGGAATAAGGTTAACTTTTCTTTCCATGAACTGCATCAACTCTTCTCCCTGTAGACGCCCTTTCATTTTCACCTGGCCCAACACAGTAACAAGCTCCGAAAGGTTATTTCCACTTCCTGCTGCTACATCACCCAGGCTTTTCATGACTGGCAAAATCTTGCCCATTTCATAGCCAAGGCCAACCATTTGCGTACCCATTCCCTGTACTTCCGCATTGCCCAATAAAGGATTGTCTGCCGCATATTTACGAAGCTGATCAGTAAGTATTTGGGCGTTTTCTGGCGAGTGCATCATAACACCCATACTGAACTGATTGCGCTCAGCTTCCATAGCGGGCGAAATTGTAGCGGCACCAATAGCCTGGGCACTTTGCATTCCAATATATCCACCTATTCCGCCCATGAGCATACCACCCAGAGCGCCGCCTCTCATTGCACTTCCAAGCATACCGGAGATGCCGCCAGACCCGCGACCGCCGCCAGCTCCACCACCACCGCCAGTAAATCGGCCCATTGCGTCACGAAGTTTACCCGCTCTACGTGTAGCCGAATCAAGTTCGCTCGTATCGACCCTCAGACGTGTAGGAGTAGACGATAATCCCAATAATTTGCGACGAAGACTGTCAACCGATTGCCCGGCAGTATTGAAAATATTGCCCAAAGCGCCTTTCTTGCGCTCCATATTGCCAATCACCTTGCCGTAGGTTCCTGCCAGCTTCATCATTTGAGGGCTGACCATATCTTGCAATTTGATCATCAGCTCATATACTCGATTCATTCTTGTCGGGCTTAATGGGTTTCATTAATCTTATCAGGTATTGCGCTTCCCGCCATTGCCTGGCGTATTCTTCGGGTTCCAGCAGGTAAGGATCGTTGTGAAAAAAGTATCTGATCCACGCACACGAACCTCTAAATTGGTCATCGTCCGACGAACTAATTTCCGGTTCGTCGTCTAAACTTCCTTTAAGCGACCCTGTCTAATTTGGATTAGCTCTATCACTTGAAGGGCAGCACTATTCAAAAATGTGTCGTCCTTGATAAGTCTTTCATCACCGCCAAGCCAGCAGTTTTTAATGATGACCTTTCCCGCTTCCTGCATGTTTGGAAGCTTCTGCATCGCGTAATTGAGAACCTTGTTGTCAGGGTGCTTGATATACCCGGTTGCCCTGGGCTGTGCATCCAGTTCAGCAGTAAGCAAATGCGGGTCCAGGTTCATTGTCTCGTCCGCAACTTCCAGCCGGAATATGCGGGTATGTTCGGCTTTCCAGCCTGTTAAAATTTCGGGGGTAACCTCGGTAATGATTTCCTTTGCCATGTTTAAAATATCGTTTAATCGTGTTTAAATACTGTATTTTACCGTTACTCTTCCGACTCAGAGATCAATAAATCATAAGTTTTGCCAGGCTTAAAAAATTCAAGAGCTGGCGTCTCAGTAGTAATTGTCAATCTCAATTCGCCCAAGGGAGTGTAACGGGAATAATCCTCATTGCCTGGCCCAGATACCGGCTGCAACTTTGCTTCCTTGCCTCCCGATTCAAATTCAGTGACTGCAAAGCATTTGAATTTTGCTTTTACTTTTTGTGACATGTTATTGATGATTAAAGTGTTTAAATTTCAAAATGAGGCATATCAACAATGCGGAATTGACCGCCCCAGTTGATAGCCGGGTCAGCTTCATCCATTAGCCGGACTAGCTTTTTGTATAGCTCAGGGTCCCCCAGCAGCTGCTTTCCTTTTGCAAACGAAATGTCAATCGCTTCGCTTGGCTGCTTTTGGTGTTTGCTCTGCCCTGGTTTACTGTTGGTAACCGTACGCCGGTTTTCATCTTCCGACAAAGGACCAAGGCCCACCAGGCGGCGCTGGCTGTTTACCCTTGCTATCGGCTCACGACCCTGGGCATAATAAGCCCGTTGTAGATCCGGCGAGCGGTACACCTCCGAAAGAAAGGGCACCGGCTCACCGGGGTAGCGCTTAGGCCATTCCTTTGTAATGAATGCCCAAGCCTTCTGTAGGCGCAAATGCGCATCGTTTATATTTCTATTTCCCATGTGTTTGTTCAAGTTCCTTGATGCGTTCTGTTAGTTTAGTCTGTTCGGATTTGAGTCGGGAATTTTCCGTTTTCAGGTTCTTATTCTCCGTTTTAAGCACCGACATTTCATCAAGAATTTTGTCCATTTCACTCCGCATTTCCTTAACCTTAGACTCTAACTCCTGCGACATTTCACGCCACATCTTCGCAACTTGCTCGGAAAGTTCTACTTCTGATTTCTGGGTTTCGTTCCTTTCCCTTTGCCTGTCAAAAAGCCATCGCCCAAACCAGGTAATAATTCCGCCTCCCAAAAGGCTCAGGAAAGAACTAAGGATACTTTGCGTGTCTTGCATGTGATTCTGTCGATAGAGCCATTAGCCAGGTGTGCCGCTTGCGCAATTGCACCCGCTTCCGTGAGGTGATAAATTGAGTCAGAGGTACGGTATACATACCTCTGACCAGGATACATTTTGATGAGCTGATCTAATTCGCTCATGACACGCGGCGGTAACCTATTGCCATAAATGGGCAAGCGACTTCCATGCGCTTATCGTTTTGTTTGAGTGACATAGGCTGGCTTTGGAAGCGTACGCCTGTGAAAGAGTAACGCACCATTTCGTCACCGGCATTTTTAACCAGGGCTAGTTGAATATCTACATTTTTGAGCTTCACAAGTTTTCCCTGTGGGCTCGCATCAAGCAGATCCTCCAATGCACCTTGAAGCAGCGTCAGCGTGCCACCTGTTGACTCATTGCCTTCCGCAATGTCCAGCGGCTCGGTTCCCTTTCCGTAGGTGTATTCCATTTCCTGTTGGTGGTCCCAATCTATGCCGACTACTTCAACCATCATCTGCCCGTTGACACGTATCTCAATGTGTGACCAGCTATATGTTCTACTATTTTGGCGTGCCATATTATGCAGTTAAGGGGTTTATAAAGCCCAATTGAACATTGATATATTTGATCGTTCCATGCGGAAGGATACTAACCGTAACCGTGATGCTATCCGTAGAAAGTACATTCTGATTGGCGTCAACGTAGGTTTTAGCATCACTGCAATTGCCTTCTGCAAGCATCCTTTGCTGTAAGCGCCTGTTCATCACATCTTCCAGATAGCTAACCTTTGTAGGCAGCAACTTTCCAGTTTCCGGGTCAAGCTCCACGATATCGTTAAGCTCATACACGTAAGCCTCATAGGCAAGGCGGCAAGCTTTATCCATCAACCGGCCACGGGAGATAGATGAGAAATCGCTATCAGCAGCGGCCAGCGTTACGTCGTCCGAAGCAAACGCCCCAAAACGTCCAGGGAACGATCTCAGAATGATATATCCAGCATCGTGTAAACTTGCGAGCTGTCCATCTGAATAAGACGAAAGTGCAAGACCTGATGTAAGAAATCCGTTAGCGCTGAATATGCCCGATTTCACACGGGCAACAGAATAGTGTAGCGGCTTAGCAGCAAGCCGTCCAAGGAACCGGCCCATTGAGCAGGCACGTTTTCCAGTTTCAGTTGCACCGCAAAAAACAGCCGTATTTGCACCAGCTCCTTTGATGCTCACTACACCCGTTAAAGGGTTCAATAGGTAACTACCGTCTAAAACTATACGCACGTATGCAAACTTAGCAGCCTGAGCATTTGCCAAGGTCTGGGCAAGTGCTGCCACTGCCGGTAAATCGTAATCAACCAGCCCAACCATTGTAGGACTGTAACCACCTGCACGGCCCATGCTGTCACCGGAAATTTTCACACGGCCACCAGCAGCGTTTAAGAGCACGGCCATTGGCCCGGTAAGTGCGGTATAGATAGCGGTGTGTGTGGTAGCTTCTGCGACAAGCATGATCCAAAGCTCCGCACCGCCGTTTGTTTCATCGTAAAAGTCCGATATCTGCGTGTAGGCGTGTGGGTGTGTTGCAAGGGTAATACCAAGGGCAATTGCCTCCTGAAGACTGTAAATCACTTTGGCGACATTCAGGGCTAAGCTTGTTGCGGCGATGCCCGTTACAACCAGAGCCGCCACACCGTCATCGGTCGCGGTGGTTCGACCCAGACCGCCGTCTTTAATTTGTATACTAACACCAGGTAGTGCCATAATTTGTTGATGTGGTATAGTAAAAAGCCTTATGCTAGGTTCACATAAGGCTTTTTACTTATGTGATTGGTTATACTCCGACAGCTTCCACAAGTGAGATAATCCCCTTATTACTTTCGCGGCGGATTCGACCACCCATCATTAACAAGAATGAGAATATACTACCGTAGTATTCCGGTTTGTCCATGTCATAGAAAGCTTCAACATTCCCCACAGCGCATTCAACGGCGTCTTTTTGCCAGATCAAAGCAGCGTGGTTATCGGTGACAGCAGTAGCAGCACCGGGGTTTTTAGCCAATGGTGTACCAGCCTCAGTATAAACATTGACGGTAGAGCGTTCGATCAGGTTGAACCCGTAAAGACGTGTGATAACCCCGCCTTTTACATCAAGTTCCAGCGAGCTATCGCGCTTTAACAAGTCCGCATCAGAGAGTAAAAAGTCCATCTGATCAGATGGGATCAAAGCATAACGCTCGGTCGAAGACACGTTTTCTTTGTTCAACAGCAAACGAGCTCTTTTCAAATCTTCCTTAACCAATCCTTTACGTACACCAGTTGCACCAGGTGCGGAAGCTGTAACGTTAGCACCGGTTGTGCGAAGGATACGGCCTATTGGAGCCGGTGCCCAAAGGCGTAGCATCCAGTCAGCGGACTTTTCACGGATATTACCCATATCCTCAGAAAGCACACTCTGCATTTTGTTGTAGCTAAGCTGAATCTGGTCAATGTGACGGATCAGTTTAGGATCAGAGGTAAATTCTTTCAGCGTGTACACGATATCCGTGTCGGTGCGTTCCGAGATCGTTGCCGGTAACGAGGTACGGTCTACTTCCACATTGGAGGGAACTCCCGCCTGGGAGATGTGGACAATGGTGCCTTCCTTTACATATTCGTCAGCACTGACAGAATAGCGCATAAACTCGTTGTTTTTGAACAGACTGCCCATAATCTCCTTTCTCCAAACTTCTTTAATTAAGCCTGCCATTTATAGTTTTTAGTTTGATGATGATGTAAGTTTTTCAGTTTAGAGAGGTCGCCAGGTAGGCAGCTCTGCTACCCGGTAGTGTGTAAAACTCCTGCCGTTCTTACCCGGCGAACCCCTCATTCTTCGCGGTTTGTTGATTCGTGGTGTTATGGGTTTCAGGCTTCCGGATCGAATCCGTGCTCCGCCTTAAATAGTCTTTTGAATTTGTCAGGGTTTTCCAGCTTCAAGGTAAACAAGGTACCCGACTTGAACAGCTCGTTATATTCCTCCTTGTCAGCTTTAACGGTCGTTTCGGTAGCGGCAGCACCAGCAGCAGCGAATTGAGAAAGGTTCTTTGGCGCTTCAATTCCGTCCAAAATTGCTTTCGTAGTTTCGAAATCAGCAGCAGCCAATTTCAGATAATGTGTACGGTCTGAGTCAGTGATCTTTTTAGCAGCAAACGCAGTATCGACAAGTGTCTGGGCTTTTGTGGTTTCATTCGCCTTCAACGCCAATTCAAGTGATACATTTTTTGCAATCAAATCAGTAATTGCTTTCGTCACAACCTCATTGCTTGCACCTTCCGGCGCTCCGAGTGCCAGCACGACGCCCTTAGGAAATACTTCCTTTTCAACGATTTCCTTAACAAGCTCCTCGCCCGTTTTCTCTTTTTTGTCCATTATGGATAAAGTTAAAGTTTTGATAAATGACTCAGTGTCCGCAATCATTTCCCCGGAAGTCGTATAAAGGTGAAGGGCGTTAAGATTGCTACCAGCATCTACAATGCTCGTCTCGAAAGGCTCCCAGTCCGTTGCTACCACCTCATTATCGATGAGTTCAGCAGCGTGGATACCGACACCAGGCGAACAGGCATTAAGAAACCCGCGCTCTACTTTCCCGGCGATACCTTCTGCAAATTTGTCTGCCTTGTCGAAAACAGGGTCAGCGATCCAGGCACCACCTTCAAACCTTACATTCTCCCACTTCCCGATAACCTCACCTCTTACATGCATGAAAAGCATGATCGGGTTTTTGTTGAACCGTTCCCAACGCCCGCCGTCCATTCGGAAGCGAATCCCGTGCATGGTCATTGACTCGTCAAGAATAAGAAATGGTTTTGGCATTGTTTCAGTTGATTAGTGACCCAAAATTGAAGGCATTTTTTTGAGTCCACAACCTCAAAAAAGAATGGTTGTACCCTGTGGTGGAATGGTTGTCGTATATAAGACAACGGTAGTTTATTGTTTTCTGAAATTCGAGGGTGTTTGCCCAATTTTGGACAAACAAAATCAGCAAACGTGAATAAGGATGATGAAAGGGTCGCCGCCCGCGATCTGTTTATGCTGGGCAGGGATCAGCAATACGTCGCCAGGGTTTTAAAGATATCAGAGACCACCATGTCCAAATGGGCAAAGGAGGGGAACTGGCGAGAACAGCGTTCCCAAAAGTTCGCCCTGGAAGAATCCCGCGCTGATAGAATGCTCGGACTGATTGATTACCAGATCGAAGCCCTGCAAAACCTGACCGACGAACACCGGTCAGCGGGTAAGCTCAAACTTTTGGACAAGGGCGAAATAGACGCACTAAGCAAGCTTTTCTCAACCATCAAAGGTAGGGACGTTACCTGGTCGCAATATGTGAACGTAACCCGTGAGCTGATCGAATTCCTTTCATCCAGAGACAACGAGCTGGCAAAGCTGGTTGTCGAGCATACCGACGCATTCCTGATGCATAAACGCGACTTGATCGTATCCTGATGACCAAAGATGAAAAGCTCTGGAAAGAATACCAGGCCGAGAAAAAGCGCATTATTGGAGGCAGGAGTATTCCGGTAAACGAATCAGTTGATTCGAAAGCGCTGCGAATTAAAGGCTTACTGGCAGACTTTAACAAGTTCTGCGATTACTATTTCCCGCATTATATGACCAGTCCTTTTGGCTGGTTCCATAAAAAAGCTTCAAAGGAGATCATTGCAGATCCTAATATTTTTGCCGGTCTGGAATGGCCCAGGGGACACGCCAAATCAATCTTTTCAGATGTAATGGTGCCTTTGTTTTTAAAAGTGCTCGGGCAACTTAACGGCATGGTCATTGCCTCAAACAACGAGAATAAGGCCATCATGCTTCTTGCCGATGTAAAGGCGGAATTTGAGTTTAACGACCGGTTCAAAAACGACTTCGGCATACAGAAAACTTTTGGCGATTGGGGCGACTCCTCATTTATTGCAGACGGTATAGGCTTTTGGGCATTTGGACGTGATCAATCCCCGCGTGGTATCCGGGTAGGTGAAAAGCGCCCTAATTACATTGTCTGCGATGACATTGACGATAAAGAGATCTGCAAGAACACCCAGCGCGTCAAGGAAAAAGTAGATTGGTGTTTAGAGGATCTGATGGGCTGTTTTGATCCTTTGATCGGTGGACGCTTCATTGTGGCCGGTAACCGGATTCACAAGCATTCGATACTTGCTTACCTGATCGGTGACGTTGAAGACGACCAGCCGGTTAAGGACTACATCGTCCACATCAAGGTTTTCGCCCTTGAAAATCCGAAGACCCATAAAATGGATCAGTCGGAGAAAGGGGTGCCTGCCTGGAAAGAGCGGCTTACCCGTGCCGATGTATTGGACCGTATGCGAAAGATGGGCTACCGGGCCAGTCAGCGTGAGTACTTTCACATCCATTTGCAGGAAGGTGACAAGTTCAAAGCTGAATGGTTTATCTGGGAGGATCTGCCAAACCTAAGCGCTTACAGCTATATCATCACCTACTGTGATCCGAGCTATAAAGACACGACCAAGAATGATTACAAAGCCATTATCGCAATAGGCAGGCTGGGCAAATACTATGACGTACTGGGCGCTTTTGTCGATCAGTGCACCTTGACTGATATGGTTGTGGCTCACTATGATATGGCAGAAGAGCTTCAAAGAAACGGGGCACTACTGGTGTATCACTTTCTGGAAACCAATTTTATCCAGGACATGCACCTAACCGAATATGTGAACGAATCCATCAAGCGCGGCTACATGCTGCCCATTCAAGGGGATGCCAGAAAGAAGCCCGACAAGAAAGGACGCATTGAAAACTGTACACCGCTATGGCAAAGGGGCCTTGTCAGGTTCTGGAAAAAGCTTCGAAAGAGCAGGCACATGCAAAATTTTATTGATCAGTTATTGTCTTTCCCCGGTGGTCACGATGACGCGCCGGACGCCTTTGAGGGAGCCAAGACCATAGCAGATGAAAAAAGCAGGGTCTCAGAACCCGAAGACGAACCACAAGGCAAAAGACGCAGATCAGCAGACAACCGACTTTAAATATGTTCATCACAAGCTCAGACTTATCAACGGGCGTTTACCCGGAAATAAAGAACACCCTGGCAAGATCGTCAGAGGCATTTATTCTGACAGCCTGCAAAACAGCTGAAAGAGAACTGGAAAGTTATCTTTCAAAACGCTACCTGATCCGGCCAGAGCTGGAAAAACCCATTGAGGAGCGTGACACGCTGCTGGTTATGCTTTGCCGTGATATCGCAATCTATCACCTGTACGCACCAGCCGAAACGCTGCCTGCCAAAGTAGTCAAACGCTACGACGATGCAATCCGAGTGCTGGGCAACTACGCCGAAGGAATCATTTCACTGCCTGGCGTTCCTTCCGCACCAGATCCCGAGGCAGGAACGCCGGATGGCGATCAGATCGGTTTTGGATCGAGGCCACCAAGGGCACTACTCGTTTAAGGCTGTTTAAGTCCTGTTTAACTAACGAGCAAATACTTTTTACGTACCAAGAGTCATTTTTAAAATTCAAAGGCCGTATGGCGAAGAAAAACAGGGGTTTTAAAAACCGCAACACTTCAACCGCAAATCAACCCAAACCAGGGCAAACAGTAATCAATGATTTCGGGATTCAGATCCAGAACATTGATACTACCCGCAAGGATCTCAACAAGTGGCGTACCGCTTACGAATCTGCAATCTCCACCGTTCGCCCGATACGCCAGCCGTTAATGGATCTTTATACCAATATCGTGCTGGATGATCACCTAACCTCTGTAATGGGACAAAGGCGGCTTTCGGTCACAAATACATCCATTGTATTTCAAAACAATGGAAATCCGGTTGAGTCCATTAACCAGGTCATAGCCTCAGAGTGTTTTAACGGCCTACTGGAACATGTAATTGACCACCGGTTTTATGGATACAGTCTCGTTCATGCCGATTTCAGGGCCAATGTGGTGGAGCTGGTTAACCGTTCCCACGTGAATCCAACAGAGCGGATTGTTGTTCAAAACCCTTACGACGACAAAGGGATTGATTACAGCACGGGGCCTTACAAAAACTACTATGTCGGTGTCGGAAAGCCGGATGATCTGGGTTTACTGCTCATCGCAACGCCTTTGGTACTGATCAAGCGCGGAAACCTTTCCGACTGGGCAGGTTTTAACGAGCTTTTCGGTCAACCGATGCGAAAGGGCACGTATGACCCGCACATGCCTGGCAACAAAAAACAGCTCATGGACGCCCTCGCCCAGGCTGGGGCGCTGGCATACATCGCCGTTCCTACAGGGAGTAATGTCGAATTCATTGAGGCCAATAAGTCGGGAGCAACTGACACCTATGACACGCTTTACGAGCGGATGGAAAAAGGTATGTCCAAGCTCATTGTAGGCCAGACCATGACCACCGAGGACGGCAGCAGCCGCAGCCAGGGCGAAGTTCACGAACGTGTTGCGCAGGGTATCGCAAGATCCGACCGGCAGTATGTCACAAGGCTACTCAATGGCCGTATCCGTGAAATGCTAATCGCCCAGGGATTCCCGGAAGCATCTACAGGAGAATTTCAGTTCATCGATGAAGAGGAAACGATCTCTAAAAAGGACCGTCTGGAAATGGATTTGAGCATTCACAATGCAGTAGGCCCGATCAAAAAGGAGTATTTCGAAGAAGAGTACAACGTCCCGTTTGACGAAGAAGCAGCCAAAATACAGGAAGAAGAAAAGCAGAAAATTGCAAAGCAAACAGCCATTCCAGGCAAGAAAGACCCGGAAACAAAAAAGCTTGCTTTGAGCCTCTTTGACCGCTGGTTAGATTTTTTCGCCTGAGCCCGTCACCGCACGGGCCTGTTATAGAAATGGCCGTACCGATCAATCAACTGTATTTTGATTGTGAGCATAATCATGTGCACCTGGTAGCGGGTGATAAAACGTATGAGCTGCCCAGCTTTTTAAGGATCGACGAACTGGTTGCAAAAGCCCTTGACAGGATTTTCAAAAAAGGAAAGACAGATATTGATCCGGATCTTTTTGAAATCACCTACAAAGCCCTGGAAGATTCGGTAGACCTCGGAGCTGGAAAGATCGAGTACGGAAAACCAAACTACGCTCTTGCCCAGGAGTTGAAGGATTCAGCGGCTTTCTTCGCTGCTGGCAAAACCGAGCAGCAGGCCAAAGAGCTTGCAGCGCTTAGAGTTCGCCCAGATGGCAAGATCCGCAGCTGGGAAGAGTTTCATACACTTTCGAAATCAGTGGTTGAAGATTACAACGAGCACTGGTTAAAAGTCGAATACAACACCGGCATCAGGCAATCCAGGGCGGCAGTAGAATGGAAAAAGTATGAGTCAAACGCAGATCTGTATCCAAACCTGGAATACATGCCAAGCAGGGCCGCTACGCCATCTGAGGAGCATAAAGTGTACTGGCACATCATAAAGCCAATTGGCGACGAATTCTGGAAGAAACACTATCCGCCCAGCCGATACAATTGCCAGTGTGGGGCCAGTCCAACAGACGATGATCCGACCGGCGCAATTGAACAGGTTTCCGAACCATCACCCGGCCTGGATAATAACCCTGGACAAACTGGGCAGTTATTCAGTGACAATCATCCTTACATAGCAAAGCTGACGCCCGAAGAATTGAAGCAGGTAACCAAAAAAGCCAAAGAGTATGTCACCAGAAGAAATGAAGACGGCAGCAGACCAGGTTAAAAAGCTGATGACTGAGGATGCTTATCGGATCATAGGCATTGAAGGTGAAAAGCATTTTAAGAAATCGTTCCAGGATGAAGGTTTTACGGATGAAAATCTTGAAAAATGGAAAGAGTTGAAACCCGCCACTGTGAAGCGAAAAACCAAGAAAGACGGCAACGTATCCAAGATCCTGCACGACCAGGGACATTTGGAAGACGCCATTGACTGGAATGCGGACTACGGCGCTGGTGGTGTGGTTTTTTCCAATGACAGGCCCTACGCCCAGATTCACAATGAAGGCGGGACAATTACCCAGGGCTCACGATCTGAACTATTTGTTCGCAACCGGGATGATAAAAACCGCTTTGCAAAAGGCACCACAGCCGGTAAAGGTTTCACCTTCCAGCAGCGTGCAATTGAGATGCCGAAGCGGCAATTTATGGGGCCGTCGCGGACGCTGGAAAAGAAGATCGTTGACAAGATTGCAAAACAGCTTGACAAAATTTTTAAACGCTAATTAAACGATGCTTAACACCTATTTAGAGATTGGTCAGCACATTTTTGACATGATGCCTGAAATCGAATGGATCGACCGGGATAAGGGCCAGATCGACCATGAGGAAGAATTCAACAGCATCCTTTGTCCTGCCGTGCTGCTGGACTTCGGAGAAACAAACTGGACAGGGCTAAGCCGTGGAAACCAGCTGGGAGATTTGACGATCACAACCAAACTGATCTTTGTCAAGCCCGGCGAAACCTTCACCAGGGATAATAACCCATTGCAGGAATACGCCGTTTTCAATGCCCTGGCTGATAAACTGCACCAGGTTGTCGGGCAACTTGAATATGTCCATGAGCGCCGCCGAAGCAGCGATTATTTCACGAAGTATTGGTATGTGATCGAACAACAGTATGATCTGGAAGTCAATTACGAAGTGCCTATAAGAACAATACCAAAACCAGTTCCAACCATTTCAACAAACATCATTTTACCCGTATGAAAGCTAAACTAAAAACCCTCTTTTGGCCGGTGGTCGTGCTGATCATTATAATTCTGACCCTGAACAGCTGCGCGACATACCAGCGTTGCCAGGTCAAATTTTCCAACCAACTCACGACAAATGACAGCGTCCGGGTCACGGTTCCGGTCTCTGTTTTAGTGCCCAGGGATAGCGTAGTAACCAGCTTTGTAACCGACACCACCTACGTATACAAAGAGATCCAGCAAGGCCGCGCAAAGGTAATTATCGAGCGGACAAACACCATTACCACGGTACAAGCCAGGTGCGATACGGTGACCATTACCAAGTATCAACGAATCATGGTAGAAGGCCCTCGAAAGGTCTGGGGAGTTAAGCCATTTTACAGAAACGCCTTTTTGGTGGCATTCAATCTGCTGATTTTCGCCATCGCGATCATCATTTTCTTAGCATTACGTAAACCACAAATCCAGTGAACTACATAGCAACGAAGCTTAATTTTTTGAAGGTGATGCGGGCGGACACCTTCCAGGTAACATTCACCATCGATGACGCTTACGAGATCACAGGAGACACCCGGATACAAATGCAAGTAAAACCCTCTGGCGATATCCCGGAGCCTGCAATTTTAAGCTTTGATAGCGATGATGACGATATCACCATTAGCGGCCAGCAAATTACATTCCACAAGGAATTAACAGACATGAATGTTCGCCCTGGGAAATACCTACATGAAATACACTTCACCAAAGAAAACATAACCAGCACCCTTTACGCTGGCATTTTCGAAATTTTATAATACGCTCTCAACAAACTAAAAATTATGATTATTCAACTTGAAGTTGACGACAACCCATTAAAAATTCCAATCTCCTACCAGGGGGCAAAAGGTGATCCGGGCGATCCGGGCGAAGACGGCGCACCCGGTGTACCTGGCCCAGCTGGCGCGGCTGGCGTAACAGGAGCCAAAGGCGATATAGGAGCACAAGGCCCACAAGGCATTACCGGGGCAACTGGGCCAACGGGAGCAACAGGAGTGACCGGACCCCAAGGTATTAAGGGAGACACCGGAGCGGCGGGGGCTACCGGCGCTACCGGCCCAGCTGGCACAACGGGGGAAACAGGCGCAAAAGGCGATACAGGAGCAGAAGGCCCGCAGGGACTCACTGGCCCAACCGGAGCAACCGGAGCAACCGGTCCAGCAGGTACGCAAGGAATCAAAGGAGATACAGGCGCGACTGGCGCGACTGGCGCAACAGGCCCTGCCGGCGCAACAGGTGCGACAGGTGCAAAGGGCGATACTGGCGCGCAAGGGCCTCAAGGAATCGCAGGGGCAACAGGACCAACCGGCGCAACAGGTGCAACAGGGCCACAGGGCATTAAAGGAGACACAGGGCCAACAGGAGCTACCGGTGCAACAGGCCCGGCAGGGGCAACCGGATCAACAGGAGCTACCGGTCCGGCAGGAGCAGCGGCCACTATTACCCAAGAATTGCAAGTGCTCGCTAGCAATGTCCTTGCGGATCACAATGAGGTAGAAGCAAAACGGCAGGAAGTTGCGACAAACACAGCAACCGTAACTGCTAAGACTGCGGCAGTTGAGAACGATAGAATAATTGTCGTTAACTCTAAAAACTCAACCGAAGCGTTTATGATCCGGGCGGAATCGGCGGCTAACAATGCGGAACTTGAACTCGTACCTAAGGGACCCTGGAACGCTTCAACAAACACCCCTACTATAACAGCTACGCCTAATCCTGCTTGGATTGACGGTGCTTACCTGGACATTACTCCGTTAACAGGCACTATGCCATTTTCTGGACTGAATTTCTCAAGCGGCCAGGCTGTCAATCCCGGCGACCGATTGAAAAAACAAGGTAGTCAATGGAGCTGGATCAAGGCTAGCGATCTGGCCTTGCAAAAGATTGTTGTAGCCGAACCTAAGATATCATTACTTGCCCCATCCATAAGCTATTCACCAGTAATTAAACAGTCCCCGACTAATAATTATTCGATGTATGAAGTCTCGGCTACGAAGGAGCATAGGGCTTGGTTCTTTGCGAAATCCGCAAAAAACATAAAAAGAATGGGTATTTTCATTTTTAAGCGTTCTAGTAGTGGAACTATTTCAGCTAATGTCCGAGTACAGGCTATTCGCAAAAGAAGTGGTGTCGTGACTACCATGCTGGATACAGTTATCCCTTTTTCGGAATTGTCTGCATACGATAATTTTGACGCCCTTGCCGTGGGCACTGCTTCCAATTTTGAATATTTACTCGACCTCCCAACCCCGATAGCCCTCTTAAGTGGCGACACATTCTTTATCTCAATCCACTGCGAATCGGGGCTGAATCCTTTTTATTCGAATGAAAATAAAGACCTTTCAAGTGGGGAATGGAACATTGGGACAGGGTTATATTATCGAACCTGGGGAAACTCCACGGAAAGCACATTTTCGGATATCCCGACGCTCCCAACAGCCGAAGTAAACCCAATGTCGTTTAATTTTTACGAGGAGATTTTAACGCTTTCCCGTGTTGATGCCATCGAATCTAGTCTTGCTGGTAAATCATCGGGATCGACCATTCAGATTATTGGATCTAATAAATTTGATAAAGCCACTCATGTTCAGGACGGAGAAGGCATAGGGAGTGACGGTAACATTTTTTCCATCGCTGGGTATGGCAGGATTAAAGATATGCCAGTTCTGCCCAATACGACCTATTTCATATCTGGATTTAACGTAGGAAGTCCTCGGGGCCTAAAATTTTTGAATTCAGCGGGGGCCACGATCTCCTTTATCGGAAGTCCTACAAATAATTATGCTTTTACCACACCCGCGCTTTGCACTAAAATTACAATGCAAATTTACAGCGGCGCGATTTCTTTGGCCGACAAAGACACAATTCAAATTCAACTCGGAACGTCTGCAACAGCTTATGAATCTTATTGGACAGAAACGGTAAATGACAAGGTTGATGCGCGAAATATTTTGTCAAAATATTTGCTGACAGGCGCTAGAATTGGAGAAAAATTAGTTGCTGATACAGGTTTGACAGACGCATTGGCCGTTAGGATGGGGTCAGCAGAATCCACGCTTGCCACAAAATCGTCTGGTTCCACCGTTCAAATTGTCGGGACCAATAAATTCGACAAGGCAACGCACGTCCAGGATGGAGAAGGCATTGGAAGCGATGGCGTTGTTTTTTCCGTGGCAGGATTTGGTCGGATTAAGGATATGCCCGTTTTGCCCAACACCACTTATTTTATTTCAGGATCGACCCTAGGCCCCCCTAGGGGATTGAGGTTTAAAAATGCAGCCGGGGGCGTGATCTCGTATATTGGAAGTCCGACAAATAACTATGCATTCACTACACCAGCCTTGTGCGTAAAGATTGATATGCAGATTTACGCGTCTTCATTTTCATTGCCCCACAAAGATACTCTGCAAATACAAATTGGAACAGCATCCACGGCGTATGAGGCATACTCAATGGAAACTGTTAACGACAAAATTGACGCACGTAACATATTATCAAAGTATTTATTGAATGGTGCTAAAATCGGAGAAAAATACGTTGCGGATACTGGATTGACGGATGCGCTATCGACAAGAGCAGCAGCCTTAGAAGCTGTTTCGCCGTTAGCACTTATTGACTTTCAATATATTTATCCAGCGAATATATATCTCCCTGACGGTGTGGCAACTACGCGAAAAGAGCCAACCCTTCTGTACTTGCAGCACTTTATACGAGAAAAGATTGAGATATGGTTAAACGGTGGTAAAAATTTCATCATAACAGCCAAAAACGCATCAAACACGGGCACGGTTGTGCAGGACACCCTTGCAATCACCTTGGGAGGTGGGAAGTATGTGACAAAAAACATCAATATTAATCGAAACTCAGCTAATATAAGCTTGCTTGTTGCTCAATTCCCAAAGGTGGGATGCCTGGGAGATTCTATATTAACCCCAAGACCAAGAAACGGGGTGTACACAGGAGTTGGCGCGGGAACCATTTACGGTATGGCAAAAGAGATTGCTGAGAAAAACCGGGTTGATGCAGGAGGTAGTGGGTTTAGTTATCTGTGCATGGGAAGGTCAAATTTCGGAGACGGAACGCTTACATATAACGGCAACTCCTTAACAATTAAACAGTTTGCGGATGGACAGGGCGGCTTCGCTACCAGCACATTCCTCAGACACCCTTGCAGGATGTGGGTTTTCCCGCTTGGTGGGTGGGATTTATTGGGCCTCTCAACCACATATAGTAGAGCTTACAATGGATCGACAAGCGATAACACTTTGATTTCCAAAGCGATTTACGGAGTTGTCGCCCCGGTTATATCAGCAAATTCATACAATACCTTGATCTCTGAAAGCCAGATTTCTAATAGTCTCGGGGCATGGACTGGCAGCGCGCCGCAAATCGCGCTCGTACAGGCATGGATTGACGGTGTTGCCGCTGGATCACTTTCAACGGTAAGTAATAGATATTTCGACTATTCAAAGACTGGAACCAATCGTTTCAACTTTGCAAAGTATTTAGCAGAATGGAAGACATTGGCGTCGGATGGAGTTACGCCGCTAGTTTTAGGAAGTACGGCTGGCACAAAGGTTACAAGTTTGGCAAACCACCAAGTTTGTACGCCAACGCATTATCTAATCACAACCGGTGAAAACGATCGATTGCACGTAACAAATCCAGTTGATATTACTAACGACATTATCGAACTGGCTACTGAAATAAGAACTCAGTTGCCATCCTGCAAAGTTGGTGTTCTTATGACAGATATTCCTGGCCCAATGTTTCCTGAACGCCACCCAAATTATTTGGGGTTGTTCTCACAATCAGACCATAACAACAAATGGGATTTGTACAAAGAACTACAAACGAGATTCGGAAGTTTAGCCAGTCAGGTTACAAACGGTATATTTATCATTCCGACTTGGTTCGCAATGCAGCCGAACAGCCATAGCTTCACTTTTGAGCAGAGCGACGAAGGCAACCCAAATAACCTTCTACAAATCGCGAATGACGATTACAATCATCCAGGATATTTCGCTCTGAGAAGTGCAGGTGCGCAGGTTTACGGATGGGTGGCATACACCTACGGCGTTTAACAACAAAAAGAGCCTGGACAATCGTCCAGGCTCTTTAAAACTTACCCTCCTCTATTTTAAAAATCCTTGTAAACTCCTTTTCCATAAACAATTGCCTCAATGGTGTAGGCGTCCAAAAAATATTCCCTTTGTAAATCTGAAACAATTTTATCATTACGGAACCCACGCGCCCACTCCTTTTTATAGGCGGCCCTGATCTTGTCGTTACGTTCCTTCAGTCTCTCTCTTTTCTCCTGCTGCTTAGCGACACGCATAAACTGATTGTAGGGGGTTATTCGTAATTGTAAAGTTCAATCATAGGTTACTCTATTCCAACGATGTAACCAAATTATTTCTTGTACTCGTTTTCCCAGCGCCTTTGGTTCAACCAGGTTTTAGCGTGGGATTGCTCAATCGTTTTTGTGGACAGCCAAAACAAGTATCTCGGAATACCGGCAAGAGCGGCCACTTTATCAACCTCGGGTAGCAAATTCCAGCTTTTTTCAGTCGCTTTTTTGTCGCCAACCTTATAGTTGTAAAGCTTCCAAAACAGGTCAAATGAAAGATCATTGGGCATTTCCTTAACTGTTAATTTGGACGTGACGGTGAGCAGCTTCAATGCTGTGCTTGTTACTGGGAAGTTCCTACCTAGCCAAGCCCATTGTTTTTCGTCCAACTTCGCGGCAACTTCCACAACAGCTAAAAAACCGTCATCATCATACCCTAAGATCAGGTCACCATTAAAGGCAGGGCTTTGTGCAATGTATTTTATCATATCAAAAATGTTTTGTGTATTTCCCCCCTAATTGTGCGTATCAGGTTCAATTCCAGGCTTTGCAATTGCGGCAAATAACAGCCGTCCGGGCTTCCTTCGTCCGTCAAAAAGAAGAAGGACAAAGCTTCATGTTGCTTGATAGTCACCCTGATCATCTTGCCTGGTGGGTAACCATAAATTGAAAACTCCCTGCATTTTGCTTCCAGCTTGTTGTAAAATGGGTGCACGGCGGAGAAAAGCACATAATCAATATGAAGTTCGCTTTTAAGCGTTTTAACGTCTGTTCCACCCAGGATCTTCCATAGCACAGCGCCCATTATTTTAAGATCCTGGTGACTAAGTTTCAATGTCAGCTTTTCCATTTAAACGGGATTTAAAGCCTGGTTAACCATCTTGTTTGTCCTGTAATCCCGCCAGCGTTCCAGCGCGGTAACCAGCACTACCAGCTCGTTGTATTCAAGCTTGAACATGCTAGGCTTTTTGCAAGTTTTTTGCACAAATGTATCCAGGGCACTATAATCCATTTTCTGACCTATAACCTTCAAAATGCCCAGGTCATTAGCAATGGCCCTCGCTTTGGCCTGCATCCTTGCAATGCTGCTATTCATGCCACCTTCCAGGATATCTATTGCCTTTTGCATTTCGTGGGCGGTCAGATCCTTGGAGGAAGTGCAGCGGCCAGCCGACACTTCCCGTACTATTGCTTTCTTCTCGTCCGGGTCAATCTTCATCTTGCCGATTAATCCGTGAAACCGTTGATTTTGTGATTTTAATCGCTGCATGATATTTCGTTTTTAGGTGAATTCAAGTCTTTGATTTTCTTCTACTATGGTCGTCCGAAATGGAAAGGCATTTGTTGGAAGCTTTTCGATCATTTCTTGTAAGACAACTGAGCTAGTCCATAGAACCCTTTTTACGCCGTCAACCACAATTTCCATATCCAGTCTATTTCCATTACCAGAACCGGGAAACTTTGATTTTTCAATCTTACACCGGTGAACTTCAATTTCCTTGTTGAGCACTTTTTTTAGGTGGATCTTCTCACCTTCAAACCCTTTGTATTCGGTTCTTATCCCGAAGTCTCGAAAGTTCTTTATTGTCATTGCACAGCTTTTTTATTAAATGGAGAGTGTTTGCGTGCTTTGCCCACCCGTTATAGGCAGCAATTGTTTCAAGCCCTTTACGCCTGGCAATTGCTCTGGCAAAACTTTGTTTGATAGATTTTCTAAGTAGTGTGTGGGTGTGGAAAAACTTGTAGCCTACAAAGTCGTTACCCCGGCTTTGGACCGGAAAAATCTGATAATTGCCTTTGATGGTTAGTTTTAGTTCATTGGATAGATACGCTCTAATTTGGGCTAATATCTGGTGCAGCTCAGGTTTGTTGCTTGCTAGTATCACCATGTCATCACAGTAACGGAAGTAATACTTAACCTTCACCACTTCTTTGAGCCAGTGGTCAAAATAGGTCATGTACATATTAGCCAGGTATTGACTGAGATAATTGCCAATTGGTAAGCCGTCCGAACTGTCAATAATAGAATCCAGCAGGTTGAGCAGGTCCGCGTCCTTAATCTTCTTACGAATGATCTGCTTTAAAACGTCATGATCAACGCTCGGGTAGAATTTTTGCACATCCAGTTTGAGACAATACCGTGTTTCCGGTTCGTTTTTGAGTGCTTCTTTTACCTTCCTGCCAGCAGAATGAACACCACGGCCTTTGATGCAACTGTAAGTATCAGCGGTGAACATTGGCACCCAGATAGGCTCCAATACATTCATAATAGCGTGGTGTACAATGCGATCAGGGAAATATGGCAACCTGAAAATCTCGCGTCGTTTTGGTTCAAAAATGATGAACGTTTTGTAAGCCCCGGTTTTGAAGGTTTTTGCCGTTAACATTTCATGTAGCGCCTGCAGGTTTGCTTCCTGGTTAGCCATGTGCTGCTTTACACCGATCTGACGGCCTTTACCTTTGCTTGCCAACTTGTCAGCCAGGATCAAATTATCCAGGCTGCAGATGCTATTGTATAAATTTCCTATTCGTTTCATTGGGCCTATGTTTTGCAGCTCGTATTTTCAATCAAAATGAGATACTAACGCGCTTTAAAAGTTTGAGGTCATTTTTTGCCATGTGGGCAGGGTCTGTGCTGTCAAAATCTTCCTTAACATATTTGGGCACTGACGTTCGAGTTCGAGTTATCGTAGTTGTAATCGTTGTACGAGAAACCGGGACTACCAGCAGCAACAGCACACAACCAAGGGTCTTTACTTCGGAATTACCATGAAGTCCTCATAAATGTCCAGAAACTGATTGGCGGCGTATTCTGCCAGCTCCTCAGACTTGAACGCGAGGCGGGCACCGACGAACGAGTGCGAGACATCGCAGCTGAAAACGTGGTACGAGAAACCGGGACCACCAGCAGCAACGGACTGCATGTAAAACCAAGGAAAATACTTCCATTCATCGCTATCGTCGAAGTCCGGCACCCAACCCTCATTCAAGACCCTGGTTATAATGATCAGTTTCGCATAGGCATTGATAGACCTCTGATCCGCTGTTACAGGCGGTACATACGGCAGGGCTTCCGCTGGATTAATACCCTCAACAGCGCAGGCATTTTCAAAAAATTTAACGTTTTCGGTGATATCCATGATCAAAGTTGTAAGTATTGGTTGTAGATAGATAGAAATTGATTCCCGGCGTATTTCGCCAGATCAGACGATTTAAAAACGAGGCGGGCACCGACGAACGAGTCCGAGTTACCGCAGTCGTAAACGATGTACGAGAAACCGGGACCACCAGCAGCATCCTTGTTCCAAATGAAATAGGGGTAGTATTTGTACTCGCTGCCGTTGCTGTAATCAGGCTCCCAACCCTCATTTAGCACACGGTTAATTACGATTAATTGATGCGCGGCAAAATGGTGCTGACGATCCTTTTTTGGCAGGAATGCAAAATTTTCAATCGTCAGCGGCTTACTTCCCTCAATCTGGCAAGCATCCTCGTAGGACTTCACCACGTCGGTGATTTTATCAAATAAAACCTTTGGACCGATCAGCTTTAAAAGCGTTTGTTTAATTTCCGCACCGGCTTCATTATAGGCTGTGCGGGCGTTTTCGATACTTATTTCTACTGTCTTCATAGTGGCCTATACGGGGATAAAAAGCGGTTGTAAATATCTTCAAACTGAGTCCCGGCGAACTTTGCAAGCTCCCTGGTGCGAAACGAGTGGCGGGCACCGACGCACGAGTCCGAGAAATCGCAGCCGTAACCGCGGGACGAGAAACCGGGACCACCAGCACGATCCTGCTTCCACCAAAACCAAGGGTAATACTTGTTCTGGTTATGGTTGGCATAGTCAAACTCGTCCGGGCCATTGAGCGCATCGGCAATGACGTTAATCTGGTGCGAGGCAAAATCCGAATCACGGTGTTTTGCTGGGTGCTTTGCAAAGTCCTCAATCGTTAGAGGTGTAGTTCCTGTCAGCTCACAGGCGGCTTCGTAGGTGGTAACAATCTCAGTGACTGGACGGGTTTCGGTATTTGTATTCATTGGTTTTGGTTGGTTTAACACTTTTCTGTAATATTCAATAGTCCTCTTTCTTCAAGCAGTAACCGGACCTTTTTCCAGTACACGTAAGGTTTCCCTTTCAAGGGGTACACCAGGGGAATCCCTAGCGCGGCATCATCAATGTATAGGTGCCCGTAGCATTTGGGACTTGTTGTAAACCTGTCTTGTGTTGGGTTGACCTGGATACCATAAAGGTCAATCCCCTGCACTTTGAACCATTCCAGCGCCTCAGTAAGGTACATTCCAGGCTTACAATGAATTTCCGGCAGTTCGCTTTGTGCTTCGGATACATCGCTACGCATCGTTGACAGAATCAGGCGATGACCAGCCCGGATCAGGTCAATCAAAACCGGTTGAGCGCCGATATTCCGGCCAACTTGTGGGAACTCGTGCGCTACACAAGTCCCATCGAAGTCAATTACTATATCCATCTTTATTGTCGTATTTACATTTGAAGCACATGGAACTCATTCTCAAATCGTAGTAGTACCCACAGTTTTGGCAGATCCGCCAAATCTCATGGTTAAACTCGCCGTATCGTCTCATCGTGGATGTTAATTAGCCAGATGAAACAGAGCACCAGGCCGGTGAGTGGAAGTGCGATAAGCACCGAAACAGCTAAAATCAGGGCGAAAAACCATCTTAATATCTTGCTCATATATTTGAAAAGTTAAGGTCAATGTTATCGTAAGCGCCTTCTTCGTTGCGGACGTAAAGCTGAAAATATCGCTTGCTGTCTGGGCGTCGAATGCTCTTTTCCAGTAGTTCCAGGGCTTCCTGAAATAATTGGTTCACTATTTTGGAGCGGTATTTTAAAAGGCTCATGACCTTTTTTGCATCCAACTGGCCCTTTGACTGGCTGAAAGCATCTGTCACAAACTGCTTAATGAAATCGTCCTTGGTTTCAACCGTTTGGTCAAGGAATTCATTTAGTTTGTTTTGACATAGCTCAATCAAAGTCTGGTCAAAATCAATGCGTTCGTTGATCTTGGTCATGATTTTAAGGGAGCGGTCGAAATTGTACCAGGTGAAATTTCCCTTGCTTTTGTCCGGGTCCTGGCTGTGATCAGCATACACCTGCTTCATTACTGCCTCACATTCAGCAATCATCGACTCTTTGAATTTTTCGAGTAGGTCGTTGATTTTTAACCCTTGCTTGTAGAGCTTCTCTGCCGTTATTTCGGCAAATTTCTCGCTCTTAAGTAACCTGTTGACCGGAAGCTTTATGCCCGCTTCGTCTATCCAAACCTTGTCTGTCTTTTTTTGAAATCTTGGAGTTGCCATCTTTATTTTAATTCTGAAAATGTTGGTACTGTTTTGTCTAACCATGTTTCCAGGTCTGCCCTGGACTTAATGTATTTCTGCTGTGATCCAACAGACGCCCAGGCTCGAAGCGGGTCCCGGTGGTCAACCTTTGGTTTTGGCTCCCAGCCTGGGAGAAACCAAATGCCGGATGGTTCCGGGTCATTCAGGTGTTTTCCAACTACTTCGGATTTAAAGCCAAGCTCCACCAGGTCGGAGATTGTTATCGGCTCAATTAGTTGCTCTGTCATTGCTTCCTATCAAAAATGTGATGTTGTCGAGTTGCCTTTTAAGCCTTGTAATCCCTGATTCCTTGTTGAATTCCCGCCGTCCGCCCTTGTTCTGAATGATCGTATCTTGCTGTTTAAGCCACTTTTCGTACCCCCCCCCTGCGAGTTTGATCTGGTTGATTAACCGCTCCTTTTCGCGTAAAAGGTAGCCTTCTGAGGGTTTTGTTTGCAGGTACGCTATCAGTTCCCGTAGGTGGTCTCGCTTGCGTGGCTTAGGTTCACCAGCCACCATTCTTTGAAGCTCCTTGACTGTTTTCATCGCTCAATCTCTTTGTCTAGCCAGCGGTGAACCATTTCAACGATCTGGTTTGACATAAAGAATCCGGTTACCGTCCGCTTGCCTACGAAAAGGTGTAGTTCGTGGTCCTCGGGTGCGTCGTCGAATCCTCCAAGGCTCATTTCCTTGATCTTAGGAAGCAATTCATTAGGGACAATCTGGCATTCGTCATCCCGCATGTATATACCTGTGAACCCCTCAGGTATACAGCTGAAATCATTTTCCAAAAGCGTCGTAAAGGCAAATGAAGGTTTGCTGTCGTTTTCAAGCTGGCGTATAAGCTCAGCTTTGTGCAGCTCGTTCATTTCTAAAATTCCCATTCGTTCCATTATTTCCATTGTTTAAATACCGTTTAAATAGTGATTGCTTTGAGTTTATCCAGGTGTTCAGTAAGCAGCTGAATGACCTTTACGTCAGGTAGATTCGTTTCAATTTCCACCTCATCACCTTCGATGGAAACCAGTAGATATTGCTCGGTAGATTTGAGCAGAATGTGGTGAAGCTTTTCCATCAGGCAGTGGCATGGGCAGCGCGAAGCTTTACCCTTGTAATCTTTCGTTGGATCAACCGGCCATCCTCTACGATCTGGGCAAAACCTTCCTGGTTGAAAGCCTTCATTACCCGCTTTTGCGTTGGCTTACAGTCATCCCAAATCTTGTTGATCACGTCAGGATCGGTGACACCGTTCGCCCTGCATATTTCCTTTACATCGTCCTTGGTGTAGCCAATAAGATGCACGAACGAACGGCCCAGGCGGCTATCAATTTCGTCATACCCCTTTTCTTGTCTGCGAACGCCGTTTTTGATCTCTTTTTCAAGATTTTCAGTGCCAACACACACGAGCCCTATTTCACCTTCCAGCTTGTTATAAAAAGGGATAATCAGTCGCTTTGCAGCTGGGCGAAGCTTATCAGCCTCATCCAGGATGAGCAGCGGGCTTACATCCTTTGAGCGCTGTTTGAAAAACATGACAATCCCCTCAATCATGTCATCAGCGGAATCGTAGCGGCCCGCTGGTACGGCCAGTGTCCGGCAAAGAGCTATTAAGAAACCCTTACGACCCCATTCTTCACACTGCAAAGCATAAACGGCGTGCTGCTTGTCACGTTCCACAAAATCGGCGATGCTTGCCGTTTTTCCACTGCCTGCCTTTTCGCTTACCGCCATAAAAAGGGCTTCCTTTTGAGCATCTAAAAGGGTGCGGTGCATGATCTTCACATTACTGGTCTTAGCCAGATGCCATTCACGACTAACCAACGTTACACCCAGGGAAGCCGCTACGCCCGCCCACATTGTCTCTGCTACCTTGCCCCAATTTTCCTCTTTAAGCAGGTTGGCACTAATTGTCGCATGGCTTATTTCTAGCTTTTTCGCAACGTTATTCATGCTTCCAAGCCGTTCCTTTTCCCTATTGATCGCCAATACGATCTCTCTTTTCTTTAATTCCGTTATCATCGTTATATTTGGGTTATTGTTGGTATTACTTGCAGGCCCCGTCCATTTGGCGGGGTTTTGTTTTAGATGATGGTGCAAACCGGCTCAATACGACGGTTTATAAGCTTTGCTATTTCGCCGGACACCAACCGGTACTTTCTTAGGTCGTCCCTCACATCCTGCGAAACCTCCTGCCCACGAATTACCTGGTTCATGTAGGTAATTTTCTGTTCAAGAATAATCCCCAATTCATTCAGCTGCAAAGTGCTGAAACCTTCCAGGTTGCCCACATTGTAGGCATGGATAGCCGTCGTGATATTCATATATTCAAGATTTAAGAGTTACTAGTCAGTACTGGTCCTGCGTGAAAGCATCCAGGTCAAAATCATCCATTGTAGTCACTGGAACGGCTTTATTGGCCTTGGTTTCATTCTTCCAGCGGCTTACGTTATTCATAGCATAGTTTTCCAGCGCGTCGTGATGGACCTTTTTAGGTACCATTGTAGCTAATGCCGCCGCTACGTCATCACTCAGGGCGAATTCATTAAGCTTTTCCTTGCGGATCTTCTTGATTTCAGCTTCATCCTGTTTCCACTCGCTCACCGCTTTCCAGTCCGCATTTGGCCCAAAAGTTGGGATCAAGCTTTGTTCTTTCAAGTCGGTCAAATACTCGCCTTTTTTGCTGAAAATCATCACCTCCGACATATCAGCAGGGTCGAATTTTACAACCACCTTCACACCATTGCGCTGATATTCAAGAAGATCGAATTCTTTCGCGGAAACTTTATACTCATACTTCGTTTTCTTGATCTCAAACAGGATTTTGCCATTCCTGATACCCTCCTCGCGTGACTGCCAGAACAATTCTGATATAGCAATCGCATCAGGATTAAGGCCGCTGCTTTCCGCTGCCCCGTTTTGATATATCTGCCAGGGGGTTAAATGCAGATCTTTGTGTTTCCGGCTGTAATCACTTACCGCAGTGTGGTTATAAGTAGCAATTACATCCGCATGGCTCATCCAAGCCTGGTCAAAATCCCACCCATTATTCAGGTATTCACGCTGCATCCTGGCAATGTATAGCTCCGTTGGCCTGGCGTGGGCAATACCCGCCTTAATACCAAGGCCAATAAACTCCTTTTTTTCTGCTTCAAATACCTGTTGTAGCGTGTAAAAGCCTCTTTCTAAGTGCGCTTTACCGCTGGCCGAGCTGGTTTTAGTAAGCTTTACGCCAGCCCGTTGTAGTGCACCCGGTTCCTCTTTTGTGCCTTCCATCAGCTTCCAGCTTCCCGAATTAGACCCCGGAAACTGGTCATAACGAAGCTCGTATGGCAACTTTCCAGTAATATCAACCGCCATTTTTAAAGCACAACGGTATGCGTTTTCGTCCTCGCCATATCCATACCAGTAACCAATGAACGCTCCACTATGTACGTCGCGAACAGCCACAATAGAAAGAGACTTGGTTTCCTTTCGTCCGTCCTTTGTCTTTTTCCCGGTTAAATGCCCCGCAAACTGAACCTTCGTGCCGTCCATCTGCCAGCACATATCCACTTTGTCCGGGCCAACGCTTGGTAAACTTGGCCGGTGGCGCTGTCCTCTTTTATTGTTCAAATCCGTATGCAGCGCTACCGTCAAATGCTCCTTAGAGTTCAGGAAGGCCCGCACCGTGGTTTCACTAGGCGTTTCCTTTCCCATGATCGGGGCCAGGTCTCTAAGCTTCCTGAATATTTGCGCCTGGGTGTAGTTTTTGGTATCCTTACGCAATTCAATAGCGTAGGTCTGCCACCACATTTCCTTTTTCTTTGTCGCCCTATTCTCATTGCCGCTACGAGGGAGGGTTATCACCTCGTCCAATTTCACCCCCTTCAACGCATAAGCAAGAACCTTTTCTTTTAACCGGATCGGATTAGTAGGAAGGTATTTTTTATAGAAAAACTCCCTTTCCTTTTCTTCAACCCAGGTAGCGGCTTGTTTGATCGGCTCGTATGATTTCCAGCTGATATTATTAGCCTTGTACCATTCTACCAACACTTCCACCACACCAGCCGCCCGGCTCAGGCAGCGCTGTTGACCCACATCAACCCCACGATACAGCCGCAAATGCCGCATGTACCCTTCCTCACATACCTCCGCCAACTTGTCAACCAACGCCGCCCGATTACCAAGCGATTTGTCCTGCTTGGCCTGCTCTTCCAACATCACCAACCACTCACCAGGCTCCAACCCTCCACACAACTCCGCCCTTACAGCTTCTTTATACGATTCCCCCAAAGTGGCATAACGAATCAGGCGCTTACGGCCATCATCTGGGTCTTTGATAGCAAACCAACGATTTGATTTCCTTTTCAATCCCATCAATACACAATTTTCCTCTACACCAGATCTTACTAGATCAGATACCGTTAGCCAGATTTCATTTGAGAGGGTACGCACGTAATTCCTAGCTATTGTTGATTAATTTCTTCCACGAGAGCTTCACGGGAAGCCAAAAGTTTGCTTGCTACATTTTTTATTTTAATACCCCCACGCTTCCCTCTCCTCCCGGACAGTACACTATAAGCAGCATCATAGCTTGAACCTGCCATTATGGCGATTTGCTTGATGTCTCCGTATCTAAGTTTTCCACGCAAATCCATCCGCTTACCGTTTAATCAGTTTAAATTTTTATTTTTGTTTTGTGTACAAGTTATCTTGTACGTTTGCAAAGGTATTAACATTTCTGAATATCACTAACATTTCTGAATATATTTTGGATGGATTCGATAAATTCACGTATAAAAAGCTTAAATGTCGCCCTGGGGGTATCTCAGAACGCGTTCGCAAAAGCATTAAATACGTCGAGTAGTAGAATATCAAATATCATTAACGAGAGAAATAAGCCCGATTCAGACCTTTTAAGTATGGTACTGAGGGTGTACAGAAATGTTAACCCAGATTGGTTAATGATGAACGAGGGGTCAATGTTCAGAAATGTGAATATTCCTCAGGAAGGAGACGGCGATGTACCTCTAAAAAGTACCAGTAAAAGTACCATTATATCCAAAAGTAAAGAATTAGAGGTACATATGGCCGCAGAACCGCCACCGCCACTCTACGGAACCCATAAAACTGATGAACAGATAGATTTTCTGAGTAAATTATTAAAGGAGCGCGAACATGTGATAATATCGCAGGAAAGAGAACTTAAAAGTCAACAAAAGATTATAGAACTCTTAGAAGAGAAGCTTAATTTTACTCAACGCCATACGGTCGGCAAAGCTGGCTCCGTAACTACTCAAGAAACAACTTAA